CGAAGAAGACACCGAAGACTATGATTTGTCCGAAGCTAAGATGACTGTAAAACCTAAAGGCGTTGGTATGGGAAGTCCTAAGTTTAAGTATGGTAAAACATTACCTAAACAAGGATTTGACGACCACAAGAAAGAGGGTCCAAAAACTATGGGTACAGGAAAGGCTAAGTTCGAATTCAAGGAAGGTGAAATGGAAGAAGGTAAGGACAAAAACTATGGTTCTAAAAAACACGAATACAAACGTAAGGATGTAAACGGTGTTGAGAAGAAAACTGGTGACAAGGACGGACACTATAAAGACTACGAAGGTAAAATCGGAGGAAATAAAGGTGACAAATCTAAAACACATCCTATGAAGAAAGACTATGAAAAAACCGAAGCAAAAGAAGCTTCACGTACTTATGGGTTCGGATCAAAAGAAGGTAGAGGTTTAAGAAAAGGTATTACCAATAACAGAAACTATGTTTATGGTAATAGTGGTGTAACAGTAGAATCTGTAGAAGTAGAACTCAAAACTTTGAGGGAAAAGAATGAGGAATATAGAAAAGCGTTAAATGTTTTCAGAGAAAAACTTAACGAAGTTGCTGTATTTAACTCAAACTTGGCTTATGCAACAAGATTGTTTACTGAGCATTCCACTACCAAAAAAGAAAAAATAAATATATTGAGAAGATTTGATTCTGTTGAAAATTTAAAAGAATCAAAGAATCTCTACAAGACAATCAAAGAGGACTTGGATACTGTTAATACTAAAAACATTAATGAAAGTGTTCAAAAAAGTGTAAATAACTCTGTTAGTTCAGGTTCTGCACAAAACCTCATTGAGTCTAAGACATATGAAAATCCTCAGTTCTTAAGAATTAAGGATTTGATGTCAAAACTATAAAAATAAAAATTCTCTAAAACTAAATTTAAAATGGGAGCATTATTAGAAAGTGGTCTTGTTGGTAACATCGGTCTAAAACACCTAAAAGTTATCAAAGAAGATACAATAAATAAATGGGACAAATTAGGATTCCTCGAAGGTCTTAATGGTCACCTTAAAGAAAACGTAGCTCAGTTGTATGAAAACCAAGCTTCTTATCTTATTAACGAAGCATCAACTACGGCTGACTCAGGTTCATTTGAAACTGTTGTTTTTCCAATCGTAAGAAGAGTTTTCTCTAAACTTCTTGCTAACGATATCGTTTCAGTACAAGCTATGAACCTACCTATCGGTAAGTTGTTTTACTTCGTACCTTTGATTCAGGAATATGAAACTGAAACCGCTAATGGTGCTACACATTACGCACCTTTTGGAGCACCAAATGCAGGCGCATTACAAACTCCAAACAGTGGATATGATGTAAACACTCAAAAAGACCTTTATGATAGATTCTACGAAGGTAATGAACCAGCACTTGATCCTCCAGGTCTTTTCGATTACTCAAAAGGTCGGTACGCTGTCATTAACGCGGCATCAGGCACTAGTGTTACAACTGCAGCTTGGAATGGTACTAACTTGATAGCTGCGGCATACGCTTACAACGCAACAACTAGTAAGGTATTGTTGATTATGTCAGGTTTCGGATCAGACGGAGCTGGAAAACTTATTGGTCCTGATGGTAATCCAATGGATACTGAAAGTTTCTTAGCAAGTTTGACTATCAGAGGTGTTGCAGGTAACAACTATACTTCAGGTAACACCAACAACAATTACCTATTTAGAGTTGTAACTCAAAGATATGGTAAGGGTATTGTACAATACGGTTCACAACAGGACGCAGTTTTCCCAACTAGTAAAACTGACGGTGGTAGATACGATGACGTTTGTAATGCTCAAGGTGAAATCTATTTAGAAGTTGACCTTACAACACCAGCAACAGTAGGTGCAAACACAATCGATGGTTACGTTGGTACACCATTCTCTTCTAGTACAACTGCTAATACGGCATTTGTGGCTAGTTACAGACTTTACAAAAACTTGGAGTTTGAAGATAAGATCGGTGAAGTTTCTTTCGACCTTCAGTCTGTGACTGTTTCGGTTACTGAAAGAAAACTTAGAGCTCAATGGTCTCCTGAAATGGCACAAGACGTTGCGGCTTTCCACAACATCGACGCTGAGGCTGAGTTAACAGCTTTATTGTCTGAACAAGTTGCTGCGGAAATCGACCGTGAAATCTTGAGAGACCTTAGAAAAGGTGCTGCTTGGGATCTACGTTGGGACTACAACGGATGGAAGAGACTTGGATCAAATGCTGTTCCTTACACACAGAAGGACTGGAACCAAACTCTTATTACAGCAATCAACCAAATCTCAGCTCAGATTCACAAGTCAACCTTAAGAGGTGGTGCTAACTGGATCGTTGTATCTTCAGAGGTTTCTGCAATCTTCGACGACTTGGAGTACTTCCACGTATCGAACGCAGCTCCTGAGCAAGATCAATACAACATGGGTATTGAAAGAGTTGGTACACTTGCTGGTAGATATCAAGTTTACCGTGACCCTTACTTCCCTGCAAACCAGGTGTTGTTAGGACACAAAGGTACATCGTTACTTGATACAGGTTACATTTACGCTCCGTATGTACCTTTACAACTCACTCCAACGATGTATAACCCATTCAACTTCACCCCGATCAAGGGTATCATGACAAGATACGCTAAGAAGATGGTGAACAACCGTTTCTACGGTAGAATCACAGTTGATGGTGTTAGAACGTTCGACTTGAGAGAATTGAGATAATATCTCAAAACACTTTATCAAAGGGGACTTCGGTCCCCTTTTTTATTTTCTATACTTTGGTTTACAATACGGAGACTCATTTCCAAAATACAAACATCTTAAAATTTCAACCTCAGTTCTGAGTTGTTCATATTTATCCCCATAATAAGGTCGATGTCCATTCCTAACAACTGTTGTAAGGAAGTATTCACCCTCAACTATACGCCTACTCATTTCGTTCTTGTTCATCACTCTATCGCAAAAAAAAGGGGTCCTACGACCCTGTATTATTCTGATTCAAATCAGTTTGATTAAGTATTCTTATTGATTTGGAAAGAATCTCCGATTCTTCCAAAGAATATAAACCTTTACTCAATGCAGCATTGACAGCCAATCTAATCATGTATAAAGATTGTTCCTCAGTCAAGTCATTGATAAAAGATTCAAAATGAGAATCTTCTTTTATCTGAATTCTATCGAAAAGTATAAATGAATTGTCCATTGTATTTATATATAAGAAAAAGAAAAAATATGTCAAATAACTCACAAGAATTTCTTGAAAAATTGTTAAAGGAAGATTTGGCGGTTTGGTTCGGTACGAAAAAAAAACCAAAAGGTTCCAAACAACCGAAAGGACCTTGGGTTAATATTTGTAGGAAAAAAGAAGGTGGTGGACACCCACCTTGTGGTAGACCTGATGCGGATTCGAAAGGTTACCCAAAATGTAGAGCCGCTGGTGTCGCATCCAAAATGACCGATTCACAAAAAAGAGCCGCGTGTGCACAAAAAAGAGCCGCAGAAAAAAAAGAACCCAAAGTTGGTAAGGGTAACAAACCAACTATGACGTCTTACAAACCAAAGAAAAAAAATGAGGGACTGAGAGACCTAATACAGAAAGTTCTTAAAGAGTCTTTGACGAATCGATAGTTTTTACCTCTTTTACAACAGTGTCCTCAGTAACAGGTTTCAAAACAATAGGTTCTGAAACAAGAATCGGTTTCGGAGTTTCTTTAGGTATTACTTTCTCAATAGGTTTTATTTGAGGTGTTGGTTCACTCAAAATCTTAATAGGTGTTGTGACAATTACGTCTCGATTAACAACGCGTGGTTCACTGTCACTGAATGCCGAAGGAAGTATGTCTTTGATGTTAATAACTAAAAGACCCAAGAATGTCCCAACAAAGATCATAGTTGAAAAACCAATGTAAAATAAGGTATGGAAAGGATGTTTCATTTGACTTCGTGTAAAATCTTTTTTAGTGAACTTTGAATGTTAGAGGTGATTTGTTTTTCAAACTCATCTCTTCTTTTTTCCACCTCCGTGTCAAAGTAGTCTAGCAACTTAGTCCAAGGTTTATCTGTAACGTAGATATCATAAGCATAGATGTGGTTGATGATTTTGATTCTATGACTATCTAAAATAATAAAAATGTCGGAGGATTCGCTTTTAATATATCTCTTACCACTCCTTGGTGTAAGAAGAAGTGTGGTTTCTTTTTGATTGATCAACTTCTTACAAATAGAGATAGAATCATTCTCATAGACTGATTTTTCGTAATCAGTCTGAACATATCGAAATGCTCGAATAGTTTGTTTTTGGACAAACCTACGGAAAAGGTGGTAGAGGTTTTTCATGGGTTGATATTTGACTACAAATATACATCAATTATTGTTTCGGAACAAAATTTCTAAAAAAGATTTCCAAGTATCGATGTCATTTTCATTTCTACCGATGTTTGCAGAATAACAACACAAGACCACGTTGTCTTTGGTATAACCTCTTTTTGGATCCAATCTATCTAAAGAGGGTTGTTGAGGGTGTTTTTTACGATTTGAAGGTATTAAGGGGATTTTGAACCAATAACATAAACCGTTTTGTTTGTCGTATATTTCATTTATCTCATTAACAGTTAAGGTATTTTCAAACTTACGGTGTTTTGAATCGTGTATTAAAGTGTTTTGCCAAAGTCTTATTCTTCTTTCTTTTTGTTTAACACCTTCAGTTTTTCTATGTTCAGGATCTAATCTTTTTTTTCTCTTATACTCTCTAGTCCCAATTAAAATACACTCCTTACATCTATTACCTCTTTGCGTTTGATAAAAATCATCATGCGATTTAATATCACCACATTTACTACATTGTCTACCCATACTAATAAATATATGGGTAGACATCTAAAAACAAAAAAAAGAGACTAAACGCCTCTTTTATTTTTTAACAATAAGGTGGTGAACATCGTTTTTTACCGTCAAGACCTTTAATTTTTCCTTTACAAACTTGTACTCCGTGTCCATTGCTATAAGCACTTGGAAATACGTCGTATCTAGCTTTGGCGGCAGCTTTACCCCGTGCACATAGCTTAGTACCCGTTTTTTT